GAATTTCTTAAAGAGTAAGGGTATTGCGGTTGATCTTATGAACAACCCAGACTCAGTTTTATCAGATCCTAAAATAGCTGCTCTTTGCTGTGCTGCATTTTATATTTTAAATGTAAAGCATGATCAAAATGATCCAGGATATTTTGTTGCTGCAAGAAAGAGAACAGGTGCAGATGCTGGAACTGGATATGCAAAGAAACAGAAATACTATGAGTATTTTCTTGGTGCTTCTGTATCAGCGAATCCAACAAATAAACCACCTGCTGATGAAAATAAAACTTACACTAAAGAAGAAGTTGCAGATCTACCACCATCAAAACAACAAGCACTGTTAGAATCAAGAGACGAAAATTCTGTTGTTGGTTTTTGCGATCCTAATGGAAAATATCCACTACGCAATTTAATGGATGAGCCAGATACTAATCGTTTGGCACGTGGTGTTATTAAAGAAACTGCTGTTGAATATAAGGATTCTGTTAGAACTAAACAGATACCGATGGCGAATACTAGTGAAGTCTGGGAACAACCGATTGCTCCATTCGGTGGTAAGTATCCTTATGTAAAGATGTATGAAACTGAATCAGGACATTTACAGGTATTTGACGACACACCTACTCATGAGATGATCAGTCTTTATCATAAAGCTGGAACATTTATTGATGTTGATGCCAATGGTACGCAGGTTAATAAAATTATCGGTGATGGATATTATATCGTAGACAGAAATGGTTCTATTCACATAGGTGGTGCTGCAAAAGTTACAGTTGGTAACTCTGTAAATATTTTAGTACAGGGACAAGCAGACATTCAAATACAGGGTCCAACATCGATTAATGTAAATAACAATGTTGACCTTGGAGTTGCAGGTGATTTTAATGTAGCTGTTGGTGGTGACTATAACGTAAAGGTGGCTGGTACTTATAGTATTTCTGCTGATGGAGATATTAATCAAACTTCACAGGCAAATACGATTATTCAGTCAAGCGCAGATCTAGGAATTATCTCAAGTGGAGATTCTAAGTTTTTTGCAGGTGGTACTCAAAATATCAAAGCAAGTGGTAATGTTAATGTTGATGGTTCAGAGTTCCATGGACAAGAAGGTGCTGCTGCTTCACCAGAGGGTGTTGAGCCAGTTAATTTGACACCACCAGAAAACATTGGATTTGTTTCAGATCAATATGGTGTTCTACAAACACCTGTTCGTCCATCTCCACCTATTGATGTTAAATTTACAATCAATGAAGAAAACATTGCACAGACAGAAGACTATATTGCAAACCCAGATAAATATAGTAACCCTGCTGCTGAAGACAATGGTGTTAAAAAGAATTATGCAGGAACACCAAAAACTGATGGACAAGGTAAGTCCTTAAAGTCTGACGCTGCACCAAGTGATATCTATGAGTTCTTAAGAAAACAACTTGAGTTAACTTCACAGAATGGATACTGGAGAGAAACTGGACAAAATGGAAATAAGAGCAATCCAAATATTACACGTATTTGGGCAGACTTAGGTTATCCAACTTCTTCTCCATGGAATACTGATCAAACTGCATGGTGTATGGGTTTCATTAATTATACATTGAAGCAGTGTGGTTATCGTTATGTTCAGGAAGCAGGTGCGAGAGCAATCGCAGCAAACCCATCTAGATGGAATGCAACTAAGGTAAATGCTGCAGACGCACAGCCTGGAGATATTGTTCTTTGGGACTTTGGTCATGTCAACTTCGTTTATACTGCGCAAAGTGGAAAATTAACTTTCGTTGGTGGTAATCAATCTCCAAAGGTAAAAGGTAATAATCCAAATGATGGTGATGTTACTCAGTCTTGGCCATCAGGTTGGACATCGTCACGTGGTGGTATTGTTGGTATTTTTAGACCGAGCAAGACATGAGTTGGGCACCATCAACAACTGAACTTGGACCTCATGCTGAATTTGAGAATTTTAGTCACACAATAACATATGAAGTTGTAGATCCAATTCTTGGAACTACTTCTTATAGTGTAAGAATAATTCCTCAACAAACATTACCAGCTACAGTTAACATTACTGGTGCAACACTTTCTGGTTATTTTAAACATGTGTTCAACGATATTTTAAAATATAGAACATTTAATCAACAAACTAAAACAGTTGTAACTGATTCAGATAATGGCGCATGGGATAAGTTAAACACCAATGATGTTTTTGAATTCACATCATTTAAAGCAGATACATCAAGAAGTAGAATTTATAATTATGTAGCCGAAGCATACGATCCTTTGATTCCTGGAACTGTAGTTGCTTCGCAAAATTATACGCTAAATGTTCAAGATCTAAACTGGACTCCTGGACTTTTAGCATTAAAAGAAATAGTAACATTAACACAGAGTAGATAATGCCAGCAGTCGCACTAGAAGCCAAACAGTCAACTGGTCATGGTTGTTTCCCTCCAACAGCTGCGATTGGACCATATACCACAACTTCATACTTTAATGGTCTAAAAATACAGCTGAAGGATACAACCAAATATGCTCCACATACCTGTGGTATTGTTACGCACCAAGATATGGAAAGACTAGTCGTTTCTGCTTCTTCCACCTTCTATTTTGAGGGAAAACAGGTCGCAAGAATATCTGATGATATTGCCTGCGGAGACTGTATAGCAGAAGGTTCAGAGAATGCATTTATCGGATAAAATAGCTAAATAATAAAATGGCACAAACTTCACGACTATTTACAGATTTAGACCTTAATTTCCGTGCTCATCCAGCTACCAAAGACGTAACTACGGTGGTGGATGAACAGGCAATTAAGGCATCAGTACGTAATTTAATCTTGACATCAAATTATGAAAGACCATTTCATCCTGAAATTGGTTCTCCAATTAAGTCTTTGATGTTTGAGAATGCTTCTCCAATTACGGCACTTCTTATTGAAAGAGCAATTCATCAGACCATAGACAACTTTGAACCAAGAGTAGCATTGACTAACGTAAAAGCAAATTTTAGCCCAGATAATAATGCTGTTTATGTTACCATAGAATTTAGAATATTAAATATCGCTACTATACAGAGCGTTAGTCTAATACTTAACAGAACGAGATAAAAGATGGCAATCGAAAGCAAAAGAATTAGAGTTAGTGAATTAGACTTTGACCAGATCAAAACTAATTTAAAGAATTTCTTACGAGGACAACAAAAGTTTTCAGACTATGATTTTGAAGGATCAGGTCTTTCTGTTCTATTAGATGTTCTTGCATATAATACTCACTATAATGCACTTTACACAAACCTTGCTGTAAATGAGATGTTTCTGGATTCAGCAAGCAAAAGATCTAGTGTTGTTTCTATTGCAAAACAACTTGGTTATACACCACAGTCTGCAACATCGGCAAGAGCCAGCGTTCGTGTTAGAGTAAACAATCCAACATCATTTCCTGCTACACTTACACTTCCTAAAAATAGTCCATTTAGTGCAAAGGTAAATGATGTTGATTATACTTTTTATACAGCAGAACAGTTAACATTAGTTTCTTCAGTATCAAATGCTAAGTATGGCGCACCTTATGTATTTGGTGAAGTTGAATTGATTGAAGGAACACCACTAACATTTAAGTATACTGCTGCAGCTGGACAGAAGTATATTATTCCAAACCAGTATGCAGATTTAAGCACTCTTACAGTGCAAGTTCAGGAATCTGCTTCTTCAGATATGTTTACCACTTTTACACCTGCCAGTTCTTTAGTTGAATTAGCGTATGATAGTAAAGTATATTATACAAAAGAAATTGATGGTGGTCTGTTTGAGATTGTGTTCGGCGATGATGTTGTTTCAGCTGGATTAACTAATGGTAATATTGTTCATTTAAACTATTTTGTTAGCAATAGAGCTGATGCCAATGGAGCAAGATCTTTTGGTTATGATGGTTCTGCATTGATCGGTGGAACTGTATCAGTAACAACACTAACACCAGCTGCAGGTGGAACAGATCCTGAAAGTATTGATAGTATTAAGTATAATGCACCAAGACTTTATACTGCGCAAAATCGTGCGGTAACTCCTGATGATTACAAAGCATTAATTTACTC